ATGGAATCAGCCGAGAGACGTAAAAGAATTGCTGAGGATATAGCAACTGCAATGGCAAGCTCGTGGTCTGGTGCTATTGACTCGATGATGTTTGAAGGCAAAAAGTTTTGGGATGCCATGTCGGATATGGCTCGTAGTTTAATGAGGTCAATTGCTCAGATAATTATGTATAAGGCAATTGCAGAGCCTATTGCTTACGGGATTATGAGACAACCTGTTCCGTCTGCACAGCATGGCGGGGAGGTTATGAGAACCGGTTTGGCTGTTATTCACAAAGGAGAGAGATATTCAGGAGTTGGAAAATCTCTTGGTGATATGCAGATTCATATTCATAATGAAGGTTCAGAGAAGCTTGGAATTAGTGATGCAGATTACGATTTCAAAAACGCAGTTTTGAATATAACAACACAAGCTGCTCAAACAAATAGTAATTACAGAAGAAGTCATAATATAGGCAGATAAGGTAGAATGATATGGCTGATGCAATTGTTGAACCGTCAACATTAGAATTGACATCAACATTACAAACTGTAACTTTGCCAGGTGTGACTCACTTGGAAATGCCTGACAACTTTGAGCTTACTCTCTCGTTGTCAACTCCATTGCCAATTATTTCTTTTCCAACTTTGTCACGTAAACCGAGTCATAGATTTGAGAATGAGCCAATCGGTGACGGGGTTTTGATTGGCTCGACTGCATCCGGTTATCCAGTGCTTAATAAAGTGATTACTTTTGACCCGCCAGTATTTGCATATGATGTAGTTGTTGCAGCGGAAGCAGACAAACTTGCGGTGATGACATTTTATGACCAGAACAAGGATAAATCATTTCCTTGGCATAATGATCAAGATAGTAATGACTATACAGTTTGTTTTGGCAGTAAGCCCAAATGTCGAATAGATGGCTTATACAATTTGTGGAGAATCAGTTTAGTCCTTATTCAAGTAGAATCTTAAAAAAGAGAAGGATTTAAAATGAGCAATATTATTGAGCACGAAGGCAAGAAATATTTGAGAATTGGTGACAAGGCTATTCCTATTGATGACTTTGATGCTGAAGGAAAGCCTGTCATTAAAGGAGTATACTCAGAAGAAACTCCGAATGATAATGGGGGAATAGATTGCACGGTGCATGTCCCTTGTTTGCAAATAGCAGCTAAAAAAGAATAGAAAGGAATAACTTATGGCTTCAGGAATTTATAATCGGTTCAAGGCGAATCTTATGAATAAGATTGTTGACCTTGAAGCAGATACAATTATTGTTATACTGTTGGATGACAGTCATTCTTTTACTGCAACAGATAATGTTATTGGTGATGTAGATGCTAATGAGCTTGCAACTGCAGGTGGCTATACTCAAAAGACAGAGGAATTGGCAGGTAAAGGAGTCACACAGGGAGCAACGACTAAATGGGATGGTACTGACGCTGAATGGGCTGCCGCAACATTTACAGCCTATCATGCGGTTCTCTATGATGACACTGTAGGAACAGATGATTTGATTTGTTCTATCGATTTTGGTGGTGCTAAGACGGTAGCTGCAGGGACTTTCACGATACAGTGGCACGCTAACGGGATTATTACTCTTGCTTAAAAAGAAAGGAGAGTGACCAATGGCAAGTGGAGATACACTTTTAACTTTTACTCCGCAATGCAATGAGCCTCCTTCAGCTAATTTCGCAACTCTTGACACTCGAAATGAACACCCAGTTCTTGATTTTAATGATACAACAAATGAATCAGCAGTATTTAGTGCAATAATGCCACGTCATTATGTAGGGACTACAGGTGTGACAGTTTACTTGCATTACGCAATGACAAGTGCAGAAGCAAATACTGTTGATTGGGATGTTGCATTTGAACGTATCGGCGATCAACAACTTGATATTGATGGAGATAGTTTTGCGGCAGTAAATTCAGTTGATAACACAACTGTTCCAGGAACTACAGGGCTTGTTGACGTAATAAGTGTTGCATTTACTAATGGTGCCGATATGGATTCTGTTGCTGCTGGTGAAAGTTTTAGATTGAAAGTTACACGAGATGCTGTAAGTGATGATGCAGCAGGTGATGCAGAGCTTTTATTTGTAGAGATTAAGGAAACATAATATAATGTCACGTCTATTTGATGATGTTTTAACTGAATCTCTAAGTCGAAATGACGCAGTATTAAGTGCTGTTCCTTTGGCGATGGTTTGTTGGTTCAATTCTGATAGTCTTACTACTACTCAATGTTTGATGTCTATTACAGATGATACGAGTGAAAATAATCAATTTTCATTAGATTTGCATGGAACCGTTGGGGGTGACCCCGTATCTGCTCAAGTTAAAAGTGTTGGTGGAGCAGCAAGGGCGGATTCATCCTCTGGGTATTCTGCTGATACTTGGCATTCTGCCTGTGCGATTTTTGTATCTTCTACTGATAGACGTGCTTTTATTGATGGTGGTAGTAAGGGAACAAATAATACAGATATTACTCCTGCTGATTTGAATGTTACAAGTATAGGAGCTTTGGTTCGTGCTACAACACATAATTATATATCGGGAAATATTGCTGAGGCCGCAATTTACGATTTGTCTGTTTGGCCTGGGGCGACCGCAAGTGATAAGGCAGATAATTTTGAAAAGATATTACCGAGTTTGGCTAAAACATATACGCCAAAACATTATTCATTAGGTAGGGTTGCTTATTGGGATTTAGTTCGTAACTTGAATGATGAAACTGGTGGTTATAATTTAACAGCAAATGGGACAACAGTTTCAAATCATCCTCCTGTTATCAATCCGACTAAGTCTCTGCAAAGGGAATCTGGAAGTATAAATATTACACCAAATGCTTTAGCTCTGCAAGCAACACTACAAGCACCAACTATTGTGATTGATTGTACTGTCACTCCATCGACATTAGAACTTACTGCAACTTTACAAACACCTACAATAAATTATGATTATACAGTTATACTTGGTAGTGAGCTTGATTTAACTCTTGCACTTCAAGAATTTATAGTGTCAATATTTTATCCTGATATTCCGTTTTTTATGCAGGAAGATTTGATTGACCCTTACAGTGGTGGTGCTTGGCTTTGGCTTGTTGAGATTGTTGTGGCAGGACAAACTACGCAACGAATTGCTCGTAATACTGAAAATATTGTTTACGATGGTGACACGTTTGATAGATTCAATTTTGATGTTAGTCCACAAATGTTTTCTTCCGAGGGTGATATTCCGAGAGTGACTTTACGAGTTTTTCAGGATATTAACCGAAGAGTTGAAGATATAATAAATAATGCAGAGGGAGCACTTGGTGGGCAAATAAAACTCATAAGAGTTAATGAGAAGTTTCTTGATACACCTGTTAGGGCACTTGAATATGATTATGATAATCTTGCCTCACAAAGTGACACTGAGTGGGTTGTATTTACATTAGGTATGCCCAATCCATTGACACAGCGAATTCCTTTAGATACATACAATAGTTCTATTTGCTCTCAGGCGACACCAACTCTTTTCAAGGGTTCGAGATGTCAATATGCAGGTGATGATATTTCGTGCACAGGTACTTATAATGACTGTCGTGGAAAGGATAATGCTGAACATTGGGGAGGAGAGCTTGGACTTGACCCAAATGTGATGCGTATATGATGATTAAAGAAATAGAAAATATGTTAGGCAAGCCTTATGGGGCAGACTTAAAAGGGCAGAGTAGAAAATTTGTTTGTTGGAAATTCTGTCGTGATATTTATAAATTGTTGGGACTTCATTTGAGTTTGCAGCATCAAACAGGATTGACTCGGATTGAGAATCCTGAAATATCTTGTATCGTTTTATTTTGTGTTGCTGGTTTATGGCATGCTGGTGTTGTGTGGCCGGATACTTTACATTTTATTCATGCTGCAGCGGCAGATATGTCGGAATTATACCCTACGGAATATATTGTACGCAAGGAACGATTGACATCTTGGCCTTATAAAATGCTTATTGAAGGTTTTTATGAAAGCAAAAAATAAATGTCGTCTGGATATATTACAATAGCAGTTTTTAGTCATCCAGTGAAACAACATCGCAATGTTGAGATGTTAGAAATTCCCTATTGTGGACAGTCACTGGATGAGTTAAAAGATAAGTTTACACCAGGGCAAACTATTATTGGTGCTGTGGATGGTGTGCAGAATGGGGTGATACACGATGGTTCTGAAATAGCTCTTGTACCTGCGGCAGCATTTCCTGCTGTCCCTGTCGCTGGTGCTGCTTGGTTTGGTTACGGGACTTTTACAGCTTTTGCCTATGCTCTTGCGTTTAACATAGCTGTGGCAATAGGTCTTTCTTATTTGGGAGGGATGTTGTTTGGGCAAAGTCTGCCTGATGGAAAAGAGGAAGAAGGTGGTCAGACTTTTTCATGGAATCCCCGAACAACACAACGAGAAGGTATTGTCAAGCCTTTATGTTACGGTACGAATATGCACTATGGTAATGTTGTTGCAAAATGGACTGATGTAAGTGACAGCGGTGACGAAGTGCTTTATATGATTTTGGATTATGGAGCAGGCCCAGTTGTAGGATTAGGCTCTAACACTGTATATCTCCAAGGTCAGGAATCAGGTAATTACACAGGCGTGACAATTCAGGAGAGATTAGGGACAACAAATCAAACCTGTATGACAGGGTTTGAGCAAAATAAACTTGAGTATAGACCACAGGAATTGACAATAACATATGGAGAGGCAGCAATTGAATGGACAACTCATAATAATTTCTTTGATGATATTGAATATACATTAGCATTTCCAAGAGGTCTTTTCGCATATGGTAGTGACGGTCATGCTAAGACTTGGCAAGTTGGCATTAAAGTTGAAATCTCTGAAAAGAGTGCAGACTCATGGACAACATTGCTAAACACAACGATTTCAGGCAATCAGTTGAATCCTTTGTATAAATTATATAAAGCCTCAGAACAAGGTTTTAATTGTATCTATGGTACGCAGTACGATTTGAAATTTACAAGAACTTCCGATTTGTTTTCAGAGCCAGGCAAAGCGGGTGAAATTATACAATTAAGAAGTGTTCGAGAAGTTGTTGATACAGCTTTCACCAGACCTGGCAGAGCTTTGTTAGGAGTCACGGCTGTAGGCACATCAAGATTAAGCGGACATTTGAATGTTAAATGGGTTGCTGATGACAAACTCGTGAGAATTTTTGACGGCACAAATTGGGGGTTTGCATTTACTCGTAATCGTGCTTGGATTGCGTTGGACACATTGACTCAGCCAATTGTTAGTGGTGATGGAGCAAGCGAACCTTATGCTATTGAAAGATATGAGGGATTTGACCCAGATAGAATTGACACAGCTTTCTTTTATGAGTGGGCTGCATGGTGTGATGACCTTGTTCCTTCTGGTGTAGGTGCTGAGACTGAAGAGCGAATGACTTGTGACATTAGAGTTGATTGGCAAACAGATGTTTGGACTCTTGTTTGTGCACTTGCTCAGGTAGGCCGAACACATTTGTATTGGCAGGGTAATGAGCTTACAGGTTGGACTGATAGAGCTAAAAGTGGTGATTACACTGATTTAGTGACTTTTGATAATATTATGCTGCGTTCTTGGAAGAACGCATGGGCTGGTTATGGTGAAATAGCTGGCGGTTTGGATATATTTTACAGAGATAGCTCGGAAGGGTATGAGAGGAAGTCATTGCCCATACCTAATGAAAACGCTGGCTTATATACAAGGAAGATTAAAATTGAGGGGATGGGAATTACCTCACGGTCACTTGCCGCCAGAGTAGGCAATCATACACTTTTGCGAAATGAGCTAATAAAAAATGTTAATTCCACAACAATATATAAAGATGCTATGCGGTACAAGCTGGGGCAGGTTGTAAGACTACAGGCAACCGTACCGAATTGGGGACAAGCATATAGAGTTGTTCAAAGTCAATCTGATACTACGGTACAGCTTGACCGCACAGTTAAGGATGCTAAAGAGGGAGATATTCTTTATATACGAAATTACGATGTAACAAATAAAGTGATAGCAGTAAAGAGTTACACGGTGTCCTCAGTATTAGATAAAGTTGTCACGATTCAGGAAAGTTGGGACACTGGCTGTAAGCCTGGAAAAAATCATCTTTGTGCTATAGGTGTTGCTGGCACAATTAAAGAAAGACGTATAATCAGTATTGTTGCAAAAGTAAACAATTATTTCGATGTTGTTTTTGAGACGTATGACCCAAATTTGTTTCTTTCAGATGATAGTACACCAAATATTCCAAATGCAGATTACGCATGGGCACTTCCTGTCACTGATTTATTATCTGAGCCTACAAGCAAATGGGAAATACAAGAGCTTCTGGCAAATATTATCCCAGATTCTCCAGACTTGGAAATTCCGTGGCTTTCTAATTGCTCATGGACAGGAAGTCTTGGAACTACTGTCACGTGGGCAAAGCGTGATGCAACCGCACCTATTACGTTTCGATATAGAGGGACTACTTATAGTATAACTGCTGATAGTACAACTGATGAATTTATTTATTGGGATCCAACAGCTACAACAACATTCTCGACAACTGATTCGGCTGCAACTGCATTGGATACTGGTCATTGGCTTGTGTGTCACAATAAAGCTGGTGTTGCGTATCCTGCCGTTCCCATGCAGATTGTGCACGGAGCAATTATTCAGGCAAAAACGATAACTGCCGCAATCGGACAAATAGATGACTTAGCAGTTAATACTTTACAGATAATTGATAATGCCGTGACAATTCCTATAAGTGCCTATACCGCTGGTGACATTATAATAGGTGCTGATTGGACAACAGTACAAGAGTTATCATTTACATCTACTGGCGAAAAATTATTTATAAACTGGTCAGTTCAAGTTTTCAAATATGCAGGGGATGCTCTTATACCACGGATAAAAATATTTCGTGACGCTGTTGAGCTTTACGATTCAGGAGCAGATTTTCCAGAGGTTACTACATTAAACTTTGCAGGTTCAATTGAGGATGAGCCCGGTGCTGATACATTTACTTATTATCTCAAAGCATACGTAGGGGTGACAAATCGGCATAAAGCTCGGAGAAGATTTTTATATATACATGAGTTGAAAAAATGAGATATATTATTTACGATATTGTTTCTCAAAATGCAGGCAGAATGCTTCGGATAGTTGGATGCCCCCCAGCGTATATAGGTTCACAAATTAAAGATAATGAATATGTAATGAAGGCACTTAATGATGTCAACGATGTCACTCAAAAGATTGAATTTGATGGTTTGAATTTTATTGGACAGCCTATAAATCCCAAAGTTGTTGATAAGACTCCTGCCGAGATTGCATTAGAGAAATCACCTGAGATTCCTGAAGGTGAAAAAGGAAAATTTATTACCAAAGATATGTGGCAAAATGTTTTAGACAGACTTGCAGAATTGGAGAAACCTAATGGAATCGAAAAATGACGACAATGTTTGTAAACAGCATAGCAGAGTAATTCAAATGGCTGAGGATAACAAGCATGATAATCAACTACAGTGGCAAGAACTTGATAAGATAAAGAATAGACCACCTGTTTGGTGTACTCTTGTAATGATGGTGATGAGTGGGCTGATGGGTTCAATATTGACTTATGCAGCACTCATTGGAAAATTTAGTCAAGCTGCTTCGGCAGCACCTTAGAAGAAAGGAGCAAAAATGAGTATTGAGGAATTGTTGGGCAAGCTCATGTCAAGAAAGATGGCTGTGGGTTTGTTTGGTATTGTAGCCTTGTGGAGAGCTGGAGCACCCACATGGCAGATAATGGCAGTGACTCTCATTGCCGTACTTGTTCAAGGTAGTCTCGACCTCGCCAAGTATTCTATAAAGTACAGATACGAACAGAAAGGAGTACAAAAATGAGAAGAGTAATTTGGACAATTTGCTTAGTGGCAATTTTGTTAGTAATGGGTTGTCAATCTGAGCAAGAAAA